CTTTGCTAGTGAAAATATGCTGATTTTGTCTATTCCTACCGATATAGGTATGGAACAGTATGTAATGCACACCATTACTAAAGCATGGGCAAGATTTACAGGTATNCAAGGCTATTGTTGGGAAGTATCCGGTGATGCTGATATGCACTTTGGTAGTGATGGNTTTGTAGGTACTTTGTACTCTTCTTTATCAGATAATGGCGCAAANATTTCTGCAACTGCACAAACAGCTTATTCTTATTTTGAGTCACCAGGNCAATTAAAACGNTTTGTGATGGTAAGACCTATACTTCAATCTACAGGTGGCGTACCAGCCGTTTTATGCGGTTTAAGCGTAGATTTTGACACTCAATCACAGTTAGGCGCAGTTTCGTTTAACCCTGCTACACAATCTGAAGGTATTTGGGATACATCAACTTGGGATGGCAATGTTTGGGGTGGTGGACTTATTACTACTAAAATATGGCAAGGTGTCACAGGAATAGGTTTTAGTGGCTCTATTAACATTAATGTGGCATCAAGAAACATTGAATTACATTGGGCTAGTACCGACTATATTATGGAAAAAGGTGGTGTGATTTGATTCTTATTAATCAGCAAAGTCTTAAAGACTGGGCTATTAAACATAAGATTCCGACTCCACCTGACGCACATTATGTCGGTCAGGTATTAAATGATGAAATTAGGGCAGTAGTGGTATTTTGCGGTTTTTATGGTAAATCTTGCATGATTCATGTGGGGTCAGAAGGTAAGCATTGGGCAACTAAAGATTTTCTTAAAAAGGTCTTTGATTATCCGTTTAACACATTGAAATTAAAGGTTATAATTGGCACAGTTGCAGGGAGTAACAAAAAAGCCCTAAAACTAGACCGACACCTTGGTTTCAAAGATGTTGCTTTTATCCCTGATGCACATGACGATGGGGATTTGGTAATTCTAGAAATGCGCCCAGAATATTGTAAATGGGCATAAGGAGATAGTAATGGGTGCAGGTTCGACATTTTCACAAGGCGCTACGGCTGATACAGTTAATCCGTATGCTGGCGCTACAAACCCTTATTTGCAAGCTGCTAATGCACAAGCACAAGGTAATTTAGCTGGCGCACAAACAGCTACCCAAGCTAATCGAGTTAATCAAAATACGCTTTATGGTGGCTTAAACTACCAACAAGGTACAGATGCTAATGGTAATCCTACTTGGACTGCCAATCAAACTGGTACTGACCAAACTCAAGGACTTGTAAATTCGTCTTTGGCTGGATTACAAGCAAGTATTAATAACCCTGCTTATGGCATTAATCCTGGTCAAACATACAGCGATGCGATTATGCAACGCTTACAGCCACAAATGGCGCAATCCGCAGAGTCAAATAAAGCTGCTTTAGCTAATCAAGGAATTGTCCCTGGTACTCAGGCTTATGACAATGCTATGCGTACATTCCAGCAAGGTCAAAACGATTTACTGACAAGCGCCCAAGTACAAGGTATGAATACTGGTTTGCAAGCACAAGCGCTGCAAGGTACACAAGCTGGACAGATTAAAAACTTGACTACACCTAACCTTATTAATGCGCCTACTCAAGCTGCGGTTGCAGGCCCTGATTACATGGGTGCAGTAGGTAGTCAAACTGCTGCACAAATTGCTTCTAATAATGCTGCATTAGGTCAGCAAACAGCCAATACACAAGGTCTTTATGGACTAGGCTCTGCTGGTATCTTAGGTTTAGCTGCTAATCCTGGTGTAATTTCATCCATTGGTAGTGGTTTATCAAGTCTTGGTACTTCACTTTTTGGTTAATTATGTTTAAAAGCAAACATTCTGGTTGGACTTTTGAGTTAAAGCGTACCCCTTTTGGTGGTGGTGGTGGCTCATGGAATCCTGTAAACATTGTTTCTGACGCTGTTTCTTCAGTAAGCGATGCTTTAGCTTCTGTTGACCCTGGCCCTGCTATTGGTAGTGGTTTAGCGCAAGTAGACCAAACAGTAAACAATACTATTCCTGGGGGCTGGATTACTGTAGGTGCTTTAGCTGCTGGTGGTTTAGCACTTGCTTATGCACCAGAAGTTATGGCTTTAGCTGCTTCTGAAGGAATTACACCTGAAGTTGCTGCAATAGCTACAGGAACAGCACCTATTGATGTTGCAACCGGTGCAACTGTACCTCTTGAAACATTGGCTGCGGATGTTGGTACTTCTACAGGTACTGGTTTAACTGGCGGTGCTGGTGGCTCTACAGGTATTCTTAGTGGTGGCACAACTGCTGGTTTAACTGCGCCTACAAGTGCTGCTATTGCTGTAGACCCTGCTATTGCTGCTGGTACTGGCGCTGGATTACCTGCTGCTGGTACTACTGCTACAGGTGCTGCTATGGGTGCTGGAACAAGCGGTGTAGGAAGTTTAAGCCCTGCACTACCTGCTGCTGGCGCTACTGAAACAGGCACAATGTCTGCTGCATTAGCACCAAATACTGTATTAGGGACAGGCGCAGATGCTGGCGGTGCTATTGGCGCAAGTTATCAATTAGGCGCAGATGGTTTACCAGCTACAAATGCAATAGGGACACCTGTTTCTGGAAGCTCTGTTGGTATTGGTGGCAGTACCGCTACTCCTGTTTCTTTTTCATCTTCTGATTTAGCAAATTTACTTAAATCTAGTGCAGCTTCAGGCGCTACTTCAGCATTGCAAAAAATAGCAACCTCTAATTCAGGAAGTGCTATACCAGCATTGTTGCGTGGTAATCAAAATCCATTTTTGCAAACAGCACAACAACAACCTATTAGAGATAAACAACCATTAGATTTAGCTTCATTGGCTAATTTACTAAAGCAGGGATAATCATGGCAGACCCAACAAACCTTTCAGACCAACAATTTCTATCACAAGACCCTGAAGTTTTAGGTTTACAAAGACAACGCCAGTTAGCTAATTTGCTAACAGGTCAAGCCTTTAATGCGCCACAAGGTCAAATGATTAGTGGGCATTATGTTAAGCCTTCTGCATTGCAACAAGCATTGCCAATGATTAACGCTGCTATTGGCGGTATGACTAATGCTAATTTAGATGAAAAACAAGTAGCTTTAGCTGAAGCATTAAGAGGTAGAAGTACAGAAGAAATGAATAAATATGCACAATTAGCAAAAGTAGACCCTAATGCTGCTGCTGAATTTGCTAGAGGTGCTAAAACCCCTGAATTAAGGGCTATAGGACTTAAATCATTAACTCCTGAAGAATACACATTAAGTGCTGGTCAAACTCGTTTTAAAGGTGGACAAGCAATAAATACTGCTGCACCAGAGCCTAAACTTCATGTAGTAAAAGGTAACTTAGTCAATGAACAAGGAAAAGTTGTATATACAGCGCCTTTAACTGGAGAAGAAAAAGTAAACCCTGCTGAAGCTGGTTTGCGTAGCTCTTTCTTAAATCAAGCACAACCACACATTCAAATTTCACAGGCTTATCGCAAAATTGAAAGCGCACCTGATACTGCTGCTGGCGATATGTCTAAAATATTTGGATTTATGAAAATTCTTGACCCAGGCTCTACAGTCAGAGAAGGTGAATATGCTTCTGCTGAAAATGCAAGAGGTGTACCAGACACAGTTAAAGCTCAATACAATAAAGTTATTAGCGGTCAAAGACTTAGCCCAGACCAGCGTGTACAGTTTACACAAGCTGCTGGTGATTTGGTTAACAGTCAAAAACAACAATTTGGTGAAGTTGCTAAATATTATGGTGATATTTCTTCAAGAAATAGAATTAATCCTGAAAATATTATTTATGACCCATATAAAGATTTGAATGTACAAACTACTCCACCTAAACAACCTAAACCTGTTGTAAATATTAATCAACAATTAGGTGTGCCACAAGCTACTGGTGGTTGGAATATTATTAGCGTAAATCCTTCAAGGTAAAAATATGGCTCAATACACAGTACAAGCCCCTGATGGACAAACAATTACTTTAGAAGGCCCAGAAGGTGCTTCTCAAGCAGATGTTATTGCACAAGCACAAAAACTATATCAGCCCAAAGCTAGTGTAGAAGTTTCTGCTGCGCCTGCACAATTCGGCGAAACTGGTGGAGGTGCTGCTGTAGGTAGACCTCAAGGCATTAATCGTACTAATGTACAGCCAGAGCCACGCCCATTAGAGTCTGCAATGGCTGGTCTTACTAAATCATTTGTAGACCCATTAGTAGGTGCTGCACAACTGGCTACAGGTGGCGGTGCTGGTACAAGTCAATTAGCACAAAGATTAGGACAAGAAGCTACTCAATATCAAGAAGCTAATCCAGCATCTTATGGCGCAGGTAGACTTGGTGGTGCTGTATTGCCAGCAATGGGCGCTGCTAAAGCGATTGGTGCTATTCCTTCTTTTGCTAAATTAAATCCTTTTGTACAAGCTGGTGGAATTGGTGGTGCTGTTGGAGTAACAACACCAGAAGAAACAGGTAAAACAGGTCAACCTTTATATAGAGAAGCTGCTAAACAAGGCACTATTGGGGCAGCATTAGGCGCTCCTACGCCTTTATTGGGCAAAGTAGCAGATGTTGGTATTCATGCTGGAAAAGCCCTTTTAGAGCCTTTTTATCAAGGTGGACAAAATCTTATTCTTGGTCGTGCATTGCGTCAATTTGCCGGTAATGATGCAAAAAAAGCTATTGCCAATTTAAGAAGTGCTAAAGAATTAGTGCCAGGCTCACAGCCTACTGTTGGAGAAGCTGCTGGTGTACCTAGTCTTGCTGCTGCACAAAGAGCCGCTATAGGTTCTTCACCAATCGCTACAAATGCTTTAGCTGGTCGACAATTGGCACAAAATGAAGCTAGGACTGCTGCACTTGAAAATATTGCACCAGAAGCTAGGGTTGCTAAATACTCTAATATTAGAGAAGAAGTAGCTAATGATTTATACGATAAAGCATTAAACACTAAATTAGCTTTAGCGCCAGAAGATGAAAAGATTGTTGGTGAATTAATTAAAACTCCTGCTATTTCTAAAGCCATGAATCAAGCTAAGGAAAATGCTGCAAATAGAGGTTTAAATATTGCTGACCCTGCTGGTTCTATGCGTGGTTTGCATGAAACAAAAATGGCTTTGGATGACCAAATTTCAGCCGTTAAAGCTAAGTTAGAAAAGTCAGGCACAGGCGCTACTAGCGCAGAATTAAACAGTTTAATTACTGCTAAAGATAGACTTTTAGGATTTATTGAAGATATTAACCCTGCATACAAAGAAGCAAGTAGCACTTTTGCACGACTTTCTAAACCTGTAAATCAATTAGAATCTATTGCTAATTTGGCGCAAAAATCAGTTTCTCCACAAACTCAAACCATTTATGCTGCTAATTTTGCAAGAGAATTAGATAAAGTTAAAAAAGAAGGTATTTTATCTAAACAGCAATTAGCAAGACTTGAAGCAGTTAGCGAAGATTTGCAAAGAGGTACTTATGCTAAAACTGCTGGTGCTGGCATAGGCTCTAATACAATGGAAAAGTTGGCCTATAACAATATGCTTCAGCAAGTAAACTTACCTAATATGCTTAGAAGGCGTGGTTTGGCTGAAACTGCTGGTAATATTCTTGCTAGAGTAAGTGATATTGGTTATGGCGCTGCAAATAAGCAATTAACGAATAAAATGGCAGAAGCCCTACTTGACCCTAAAAAGTCAGCCGCACTAATGAAATTAGCAGGTAAAGCAGAAACAGCTTCTCATTTAACGCCAGAACAAGCAAATATGGCTAGAATTTTGGCAACTGAAGCTGCACAGAAAATGATTAAAGGAGCAACAAATGAGTAGAAACGGTAGCGGAGTATATAACCTCCCCATAGGTAACCCAGTAGTAACAGGTACTACTATTACAAGTAGTTGGGCTAACACAACTATGCAAAATATTGCTGACGGACTTACTCAATCAGTCGCTTCAGATGGTCAAACACCTATGTCAGGGGCATTGAATATGGCAACAAACGACATTAATAATGTTGGTACACTAACAGCCTTAACAGGCATTTTTGGCGGGACATACTGATAAAATAAGACCATGCAAGCGTACTTAATTACCAATAAAATCAACAACAAAGGCTATGTAGGGATAACTACTAGGTCTTTGTCTAAGCGTTGGTACGAACATCGTTTTGTAGCTAATAGTTGCGGTCAATTATTGGGAAAAGCTATTAAAAAGTATGGTGAACAAGCATTTGAAATAATGCCT